TAATGTGGAAAGAGGATGCCGACATTCAAAAGGAAATCGAGATAGGCGAAAAGGCCAGCGACATAATCGCCGATGCACTCAAGTCATTAAACAAGGCAAAGAAATTGACTGAATCACACATCCCGCTGTACGAGCGATTCATAGGAGGACAATAATGGCAAAAGAAAGGAAACCTAAGGCAGAAGAGACCGAGGAAGTCATCGTTGAAAGACGAGAGGAGACCGTCGAGGATAAGAATGAACGGTTAGGAGGCTAACCATGACTGTATACAACGAAGCTAAACTCATAGAACACTGCATCGAAAAAACAGACGGCTCGTGCGGAATCGGTGACGATAACCTGTTTACTGTCTCCGGCGGGCCAATCAGGGTGACAGGCTTTTATGGACTGGTTGCCACGCTGATAGGCAACACAAGCGCAACTGTCACTATCCAGCACGCCTGCACTGACCCGGCGGCGGACATCGCATTGTCAACAGCTGTGAGGATTGATACCGATGCAGTGGGCACGTTCTATTACATCGATAGCACCGCGTTAGGCGTGTTTACGCCAGTGACCGCAGGTTCATTTATACAGTCAACAACTATGTTGCCCTGGATTCTCACCCCTGGTTATCTACAGGCAACCTTCAGCGCGGCTAATACCGGCAAAATAAGATGGTTCCTGGTTTATCAGCCGTTGTCATCCTTGAGCATCGTTGTAGCGAGCGCGTAATGATAGACAAGATTCGGGAATTACTGCTCAAGATAGCACTCCCTAAAAAGCAATTCTATATTCAATGTGGTGGTTTCCATTCAGTATTCAGTCCTATTCTGCACAAGCAGTTCGATAAGGAGGCCATTGATGGCACGAGTAACACGGACAATAACGGGGTCCAACCAGTTCACTGACCCGGTTAAACTCTCAGGCTATTTTAATCTGTCTGTTTCCGGCTCGTGGTTGGGCACCATAACAGTCCAGCGGTCTTTTGACCTGGGCAGCACATGGTTTGATGTTGCTGAATTTACCACCAATACAGAGGAGTATGGCCTTGAACCTGAACATACTAACGTTGTCCTTTACAGGGCCGGGGCAAAGACTGATAAATTTAACGGTACGAATTGCACGATAAGGTTGAGTCAATGACGAAGATAATGGGCGACACTATTAAAACCATTACCATAGTGGATGAGTCCGGGGAACCAATCAACCTTGACGTATTAAAAACAGAGCAACTCTTAAAGGAAACAAAGCTCACTCTTGATTTAATTCAGACTCAGCTTTCAATAGTGACCGACCAGGAACTTAAGGAAACCGACATACAGGAGGCATAGATATGTTAATTGAAGACGGAAAAGGAAACGGCTATAAATGCGAAGTCAATTCAGCCAATCAACTTGAAACCCGCACGGTCCAGCAACCACGTTCCGAATGGGAATGCCATAACCACGGTACCGCTTATGTGATGTACTTCTCGCAGGCAGCCGCCAACGGCGGTGCCAATGAGTGCCTTGGATATATGAAGAACGACTCTGATGACGACCTGGTAATTGATGAGCTTGGCATCCACATCACGGCCGCTAATACGGTCTATGTCTCCAAAGTAACCGGGACAGCCGGGGGATCACCAACCGCCGTTGTCCCTGTGAACATGAATGTCGGCTCTGGGCGCACTGCCACGGGAACATTTTATAAAGATGATTCAATGTCCGGCCTGACCGACGCTGGCCGCCTGGTCAATTGCTACCTTGCGGCCAATGGGTATTTGGTCAGGGAGCCACACTCGACAATCCTTATTCAGAAGAACTCGGCCATCGGGATATTCGTTGTCACTCAGCAATCGCAGACTCTTAACTGCTCAGTTCTATTCCATTACGAGTCGTCACACGCATGATAAAATCCACGATTGAAAACGTTGATATAGTAGACGGAAAGTTAAGGGTATCAACGCATGATTACCTATTCGGCATAGCCGAGGGCATCATTGAAAATCACGAGCCGTGGTCTAAGATGGGATTTGCCACTGGGTTGACAACCGAGGCCACAATTACGCCTCAACTTGGGAATTATGTCTTTCCCACAACAGGGATGCAGATGTCGGTCAAATCAACGGACAACGACAATGATAAGGCCGGGGGCACCGGTGCCCTTGTAATCACAGTCTATTATCTCAATAATAACTATCAAGAGAAGTCAGAGAATATCATATTAACCGGAACCTCATGGGTGGATACCGTGGCCACGGACATATTCAGGGTCAACAATATCAGGGTATCCACCACAGGCACAGCAGGTAAACCAGCAGGTAGTATATCGATAGCTGACAAAGCAACGCGGGCCATAGTTTACGGGTATGTTTTGCTTGGCACTAATAGGCAAAGGCAATTAGTCTACACAGTCCCGGCAGGAAAGACGCTCTATATTGTCAACGCAACTGTCTCAGGTGTCGTAACAGCATCGAATAAATATATCCGCACTACTTTGCTGGCAAACTACGATGACAAGGCCCGCTCTATCACAAAGCCAGGTTCCCAATTTTTAGCCTATTCAGAAAGTGTACTGAGCGTGAATTCATTCTCTAAACAGTATGAAATACCTATAAAATTCATCTCAAAGATAGACTTAAAGGTCAATGCTGTGTCAGATGGCACGGCAACCGTAAACGTAGCCCTCCGTGGATGGATGGAAAAGGACGATAGATAATGGGATTTGAAACTTTGGCAAATATCATCCAATCTAACCGGGAGCAGCAAAGCGCTAAAGACGCTGACCTGGCGAATAACGAGTGCCCTGACTGCGCCTGGCCATTAAAAGTAAATAGTGCGGGCGAGAAAGCCTGCCCGATCTGTGAGAAGGTGTTTAGATGAACTGTTACGCGAGTATCGTAGACTTAAAGTCAGCTTTGGCTGTAACGTCAACTACTGACGACGTAATCATGCGGAAGATGATTGACTCAGCCAGCCGGATGATTGATAAGTATTGTGGCAGGTCCTTTGCTGTTAAAAGTGAGACCAGATACTTCGACGCGGCCCCCGCGCGCCTGTGGATTGACGACCTTCTGTCAATTACCACCTTAAAGACCGACGAGGACAGCGATCTTGACTACGATAACACTTATGCCACAACCGATTATATCCTTTACCCGTTGAACACTTATCCCAAGATTTACATCGAGACAAGTGATGATTCTGATTACTCAGGATTCGGCGCGGGTAAAAAGTCTGTGCAGATAGTGGGTAATTGGGGATATGGTGACGGAATCTCGGCCACGCCTTATCTTGTGGACACTACCACCAATGAAGCGCTCGACGCGACAGAGACGGGCGTTGATGTGACTGCGGCCACCAATTTAAGCGCCGGTCAAACTATCCTGGTGGAAAGCGAGCAGATGTTTATCGAGAGCATATCGACCACCACACTGACAGTTATCCGGGGCGTAAACGGCACCACAGCGGCCACGCATGACACCGCTAAACCTTTATATATCTATCAGTACCCCTTTGATGTGTGGTCGGCCTGCTTAGCCCTCTCATCGGCGGTTTATCAGAATCGTAACAAGGCCGGGATATCAAGCGAGCGCCTGGGGGATTACTCTTACAGCCTGGATAAAGCCCAGGCCAGCACGATCTGCAACGATTACCTCAAAGATTACCGCAAGGTGATGGTTTAATGGGCTTCACGCAACTCTTAAAAGATACGTTTGTACCTTACACGGAAGCGACAACTGATGACGGCGTAGGCGGCCAGGTTGAGGCATGGACAGCGGGCACCGCCTTCAAAGGGCGTCTGTCAATTCTTGGAGCCAACGAACGACTGAGCGCCGACAAGACAACGGTATATGCAACTCACCGTCTTTACTGTGACTCATCCGTAACATTAAATGCAACTGACAGGGTGACTTTTGACGGCAGGACATTTGAAGTGCGCTCCGTGCAGAAGCCATCAGAACTGTCCAGCGGCATAGGCCATCTTGAAGCGGATGTATTGGAGACTGATTAAATGGCTGGCGCAGAAGTTAAATGGTATGGCAACGAAAGGTTAAAGGAAATCTCCGCGCAACTTAAAAGCGGCATGGCTAAAGCCTGCTTATTGGTTGAACGGGACGCGAAAACCAACGCTCCTGTGGACACTGGCCGGCTCCGTGCCTCGATAACAAACCGGATCGAAACAGAGGAAGGCCAATTAGTGGGGATTGTGGGAACTAATGTGGTTTATGCCTCATATCAGGAATTTGGAACTTACAAGATGCCTGCCCATCCGTTTTTATTCCCTGCCCTCGAATCTAACCGAGATAAAATCAAGGACTTATTGAAAGATAAATGATAACTGCATTTACTACAGGATTTTATTCTAAGTTGCGCCTCTGGCCCACAACCTGGACGGCGGGAACCGCCTATGCAAAGGGCGCGATTATGAAGCCCACGACTTACGCCAACCACGCCTATATCTGCTCAACAGCAGGAACTTCGGCGGCGGTAACTGAGCCATCCTGGGGCACCATGAACGGCGGGACTACAGCGGACGGCGCCGGGACTCTTGTATGGACCTGCTTTGACGCGCTCACATACAATACTGTAGCTCCACAGACAGCAGTTGTGCCTTATGTTACGTTCGGACTTTTGACTGATACGCCCATAGGGACGTTTACCAGGATAGCAGCCATTGAGGATATGACCTTTTACGTGAACTGCTTTACATCTACAAGCGTAGCTCATGCAATGATACTGGTCGGATTGGTGAACACAGCATTAAGTAATGTTACTTTGACGATCACAGGATATACAGCGATGGTATGTCGCAGGGAATACGTTGGCGCGGTAATTTACGATGCCGACAGTAAGATTTACCAGATACCTTTAAGGTATCGAGTGCAGGGGAGTTTATGATTAAGAAAGCTAAAAACACAGCGATATTAAACGACGATGTTAAACCAGTGCATAAGGCACAGGTTCTTGAAATACCGAATAGCGATTACATAAATTCGGGATGCACTAAACTTAACATCGAGGAACTTGGAAAATACAACCTGAAATCTATCACGATAATTAAAGGACGCAATACCGTGGTGGAAATCATCAAGGATTAGCCCCAGCGGGCTTTCGCGCCTTTTCTACCCGCTGCCTGGTATTGTTCACGGGTTTTCTTAAAGCCATCGTGCTGGGAAATATGGTGTTTACTATGAGCTGACCTTGTAATGGCTATAAGGTTTTCGATCCGGTTGTCATCCCTGATGCCATTTATATGATGCACGACTTGCCCAGGTTTAAGAGGGCCATTTGCCTGCTCCCAAATATAACGATGCTCTAATATATAGCCATCCTTGTCGGCATCGCGATGGTCAGGCATAGAGATAAAAATATAACCATCTGAACTTTTGAATTTACCACCTTTCCACTTATGGCTCGCGGGTCCTCGCTTCACGGGATTATGGTTTGGCAGATAGAATTTGCCATCTTTGGCTCGCTGGTAACGCGGGTATCCACTCGGTTTATACTCAGTCACTATTCCGCCACACCCACAATCACAAGGTACTCCGCCAGGCGGGACGCGGTGAGTAGAATATCTCGCGTATAAATGATCCCCTCGCTGGGTATTGTGACCTTTAATGAATCGGGGCGGATGAGTTTCATGCCACTTGGCAGGTGGTATTTCCTGGTTGCATCCACATTGACAAATAAACATTCTTAGCCTCCTGAGATAATTATATCAGGGGTTAGCTTAATAGTAAAGTATCAACATGGAGGTGCTTATATGAGCCACATTTCCGGAAAGTCTGGACAGGTCGACACGGGCTCCGCAGTAAGCGGAATCAAATCATGGACACTTGATTACAACGTAGATATGCTCGAGACAACGGACTTCGCGGATGCCGGGGTCAAGACATTTATCGCGGGCGGCTCCGGCTGGTCGGGAACTTTCGAAGGTTATAAAGACGGGGTCCCGCAGACAATCGGTGCATCCATAACCTTGAAACTCTACGAGGTAGCCGCAGGCGCGTTCTGGACAGGGACAGCTTTTATCACTGGTATCTCGGCGGGCGCTGCCGTTGATGGAATCGTCTCGTATTCATATACATTTACTGGCACAGGCGCATTGACCGTA